CCTACTCTTATTTATTATTTTTAAGTTCAGCAAAAACTCACACACAAATCTGGGTACATCTCTCTCGCAAGTTCCATCCAAGTTGTATGGATCCCTCTCACACGTATTCCCATTAACAACGCGTTCATTATGTTTTGCCATTTTGTATACACTTGTTCTCCATGTCCCCAGGCTAATCGCAAACTCTGCACACAATTCTCTCTTGTACGACTCTCATCCGATTCTACACTCGACTTATGTATCCATTTAACACATTCTTCTACAGTCAACCAGTCCATTTCCGCACAATACATATGTTCACACAAAGGATGGGTTACAAATTTCCGTTTCAAAAATGTGCATTCCTCAAAAGGCACAGTTGGAACAATTTTTTGTGATTTACTTGCATCAGTCACTCCAATCCCATGTTCCTTTAAAATCAAGTTAACTACAACTCCATTAAAAACTTTTACAAACTCATCTGAAACCGAAAATATTCCATCATCACCATACACGCACGCTGTGACATTTCCTGCAAAGTCCTCGACATTCATGTTCATGTCAACATCTTGTAAATATTCGTATAACTCTGGGTATTTATATTTGATCTTATTAACCCCATTCCGTTTTTCATACATCAAATCGCATACTATGTTCCAACAAATCACAACATACATTAAGTGAACAAAACTGTTTATTTCCACAGTAATACACGCACCAGATGGACTTCCAGAAAATGTTCTATATACTGTGTTATGCGCAATATGATAAGATCCCATTAACTCTTGAATCAGCGCTTCTATACACTTATGTTGACCTTCTTCTAAATACACCCCCGCTCGCATGTAATATATCTTGATAAGGTCAGCAAATTTCATTCCACAGTAATAATTTAAACCCGCTCCAAAATTGGTAAAATCTGTTGTGAAATAGTTATCATGTTTCCTGATTACATCAGCCAAAAATGTCCACTCAGAAGATTCAGGGTTTATTCCAACACACACTCCATTGTAAATACGATTGTTCTTAATGTGGTTAGTCAAGCTCAATGTGTAACGGCGAAGAGCTATAGATCCTTCTATATTGGACATTGAAAACAATCGTGTTCCACCTTGAGATAAAACTTTCTCCTCCTTACGTTTTTCATCTTTCAAACAATCCTGAAACACGTTGAAAGCTGGCTCTCCTTTTTCCCTTTGTTGCATATTATGATCATGATCTTCTAAGATCTTTTGATGAATTTGACAATTCTCTGGATACCCTGATTTATCATATGTAATAGTTATCCAGCCGTCCTTGGTCTTTTTCTGAATACCATATTCCTTCATGTATTGTGCCGTGGAATAAGGCCACCCAGAACTAGTGTCTAATGGTAATTTTCCAAAATACAATGGATCTTCTTCATCCAAATCAGTATTAATGCCCATAACCGCTTCCTCCACAGACATGACTCTCACATACTCCTTTGGTAACGGTTCTCCAGCCAAAATTAAATCTGCTACCTCCTTAAATGCCCGTTCCACATGTAAAATACTAAAATCTTTACTAGGTTTACCATTCTTCCGCACTCCGTAAATCAGCGGAGTTTCTGGGTGTTTATAATGCAAAAAAGTTCCATTATATTCAATAAATTCCACTTTACTCAAGAAAGCTGGATATGTCCGCGCTCGAGGACTTAGTAATTCGCAAGCTTCCCTTCTTGAAATAGATGGGGCGATTGCACTAGGTACTATAGTAGACTTACTAGGAATATAAGCTACTAAGGAGGGCTCAACTGTTCCTACATATTGCACCTGGCATTCCGCTCCAAACGTAACCAGTTCATCCATGGGCATATCAACCAAACTAGCTCCCTGCACTTCAAAATCTTCTTGGTATAAAATTACTCCTATTCCCTTATTCAAACTCTCACTGCCACTAATATGCATCGAAATTATTGGAAACACACTATCCACACACAACAGAGAACCACACAAACCTGCTTTCTGATAATCATAAACCACACTACCACAGTTAGAAAACACTATTCCTCGAGAATTAGTGGCTGTTGAGTGATCCATTGTATTCAAAATTCTAGTTTCCACATCATATACAGTTTTATTATCCACTTGCATAATTATCCCTGTTCTATCTATCCAGTCTGTAATTGCTCTCCGTTGAAGAAATTTAGAGCAATCCTTAAACAAAATTTTTCCATGCTTTATTGTACACTTAGCTAAATCTCTATCTGGCACTAAGATGACCTCAAGATTATCTGATCTGACACTTAGAGGAGGTTCTTCTCTAGTTGGGAAATGGATAAGAATCTCATCCTGTGATTTTAAGCTATGAGCTAAATGCTTTGGTATCAAGAAAGTACTACCTTTTATTCCCCACGCAGTCAATTGTGCCGATCCAATCTCCAAAACTATATAATTGTTTGCAATCTTATCCAATTTATTTTCAAAATTCTGCGTACTTTGAGTAGCGTACGTACGTGACTTTCGAGTTTTAAGCACCTTCGCTCTCGAGGAGTGGCCATAATCTGCATTTGTTCTAGCCTGAGGTCCAAACCCGATATATTGCGAAATCCAATTCCACAAAGCTGTAGCAGCTTTTGCTGAGGCCCAGCATACTCCTAATACTGCCAGCAAGGGACACACAATTTTAATCAATTTCTGCAAAATCGGACTCTCTGGCATATATTGCTCCCACCAACTCGTTTTCAAAAACTTTTTAATTCTAAAATTCAAATCCTTAGCTTCTTTCATTCCAGCTGGCCACAAAAACTTTGGCCAATTGCGTTCAATTATTCGTCGAGAACGACTCTTATGCTCTTTACAAAGGTTCCAAGTAACATCAAAATTTTCAACAATTGTCTGCAAGAACACAACATGTGACAAAGCACACATACCTTGATCACAAACTAAATCTTCAATGATGACTTCTGGTTCTTCCACCAACACGTATTTCCCTCCATAAAAATTGAATTTTGCTGCTAGAAGCGAATGTGGACACACATAATTATTCCTCTTGGGAATTACACCCATATTTACCAAATAAAGAAATTTTTCTTGCATATTGATTTTTACATTCAATTGATCGACTGGATAATAATAGTTGGAAACGTTCACAGTCTTTAAATATTCCTTCACACACCCATCTATCAAGAGCGGATTATTTATTTCTTCTGGTTCATCTTGGGTTGCAAACTTAAATAAAGAGCAAGTCATATTTATTGCTCTTAAAACAGACAAATAATCAGATGCATCCATATTACCTTCCAAAGCTGTCGCTATCATATGCAAAGTCATATTTGAGCCATCCAATTTTTGGTCAACAAAATTAGCAAACATACTCTGCAACACTCCAGATATTTCCAGAGTAATCCGACTTGAAGGATGCATTGGACACCGCAAGGTACTCAACGCAGCACTCTGTTGCATATCATTAGAAGCGCAAGCTAAACATAGATGATGACCACCATCTTCACACCAGATTGAGGTGCCCTGGCTAAAAGCTCTATCTGAGCAACGCATGCATCGTATTGCGGTATTAGAAATAATTTTAAAAATGGCCTTAACATAATGCGAAAACCACTCCATCCAACCTCTAAATTTCTCTAAAACTCCTTGAGTCGCAAAAACCAAATTATCTTCTGGAATCTTTGTTTTCATAAACTCCGCCTGCTTTATTGTTTCCATCAGCACACATACCTCATCTTCGACCATCATTCTAATAGATGCCTGTGATGGTTGGTCATAATTACATCTGTTAATCAACTCAAAAGGATTTCCTATATTTAAACTGTCTATAGCATTTTTACTTAAGCATTGAATCAAATATTGATATTTCTTAAATTGGTTTCGTTGTTCTGCCTTCACATAATCTATAAACTCTTTGGCTACCTCACCCAAAAATTCATGAAAAGTCATCCTCCTAGAAGCCAAAGATTGGGGATCAGTTACATCAAGATATCTCATACACACCAAATGTGAAAAATCATCCAATTCTTCCTGGGAATAATCTGACAATGAATAATTTGCTTTAGCTAACTCAATGTGTGCCATATAATCCCTCCTGCGTAGAAGTGCTTTAATACACGGCACCTCAGAAATTTGAGGGAAAGCATTTTCCTTATTTGAGGTCACAACTACAAGTTGAGGCTGAGCAACTTGATCCTTGTTCTCAAGCTCAGCTCTTGGAACATTAAAAGGAGTTGAGGTTTTAAGCGAGATCATACAGTCAACAAATCTCTTGATAGACTCAATGTCTCTAATACTTAAAGCATCATCAATGAACCAAGCTTTGTGGCTTGCTCTCAATCCATTCATAAATTGCAATGCTAAATTCACGGTAAAAATATAATCAGTTGTATTCAAAGAATACCCTGCTTCTTTAAAAATGTGCCCAATTATTTTATACACACAAAAAGATTTACCAATCTTCGATTCACCTTCCAACCAAAGTATAAAGGGTTCCTGTTTCACTATATCACATTGCAACAAATATTGAACAGAGTTAGCTTTTTCAATAACTTTAACACATGTCTGTAATAGTGGTCCAGCTATTTTAGGGTCGTTCACCCGCACTAAAATTTCTCTAATCTTAATAGCGCGTAGAATAAGTGCTAAATATTTTATTCTATTTTCCCTCTTTGTGACTTCTAAATCTGCAAAAAATGTGAGAAATTCACTTGCTTGAGCAGCAAAATCCTCCAAATCCTCACCTTGATTCTGTAACGCAGTCAATAAGGCTATGTTGGGATCAGCTTCCTGAAACGCCCAATTCGTGATAACAGAGACCGCATTCATTACCGTTCGTACCAAAGAAAGAATGCTATTCAACCCACCAACAGCTCTATAATCATGCATAGAAAAAATTTTCGCCAAGTAAGATTGCAAACCACCATCCGCCTTGACCTGTACCTTAGCGCAAATCAATGACGTTAACACTTGAGCTAGAGAAGTCCAGGTCTCGGGTCCCTGTGTAGTAAACGTTTGAGCTCTAGTAAAAAATAATTCCATGGGTTGGCTTAATTTCTTCCAATCCTTCCATTCAAGTAGTTTCATCTCCATCATAACGCAAAATCCTGCAAAGGCTGCGTTACTCCAATTCTGAGCTAAGGCTGCGTGCACTAAATGTTGAGCTATGTTCCACAAAGAGCTCATGAACTCGGACGTAGATCTTAAAAAGGGAAACAATTGGTCAATCATATTTTTGATCTCGGACATCGCATTAGCCGCTAACTCCTCTGTAGTTTCTCTAACTACTTGCACAGACTCCTGAACAATTTCAGAACTCATTTCTGCTGATCTATTAATACGTATAAGTTGTTGAACTCCACCCATACAAGTATACAATGCAACAGCTCCAAATGCAGCAGATGTACCCCTATCGATTTCATTAAAAGCCAATGTTGCTGCTGTAGTAACAGCAGTCGAAACAATCATGGATTTCAAGGACTTCCACCCATTTAGGGTTAGGTCCTTAAGCTGAAAACCCGATTCACCTTGTGTTCTAAAAACTTGAGGGTCATTAGTTCTTTCTATTGGTTGTTCATTTTCATATTCTAGCATCAATTTGTCATACTCAGTCTGTTTTTCTGCAGAAACTTCCTCTTCATTTTCCAAAATGGCTTTCACCTCTTCTTCTATACTTCTAAAATTCTCCTCATCACCTATCTGCTGATCAGCCACTTCAACATCCTCACCTTGTGTTACAAACTTTGTCAAATCAACTCTTCGATCATCATCTACATTTATCCAACCATGAATATTTGGGAAACCCGGATGACCCAAAAATCCTCCAAGTTCAAAATCATCGCCCATGTTTAACAAAATTGAAATCTTGCATTTCACATTGCACCAGATAGCAAGATGGCCATTAAACCATTCAGAATTTTCTCTCATTGTCTGCGTCATAAATTTCTTTGATTCGTTCATAATCGACCGGTTCATCAGTAGCCAATTCAATGGGGCCGACATAGGAATAATGATCTTTTCTGTTGGATTAACTTTCGGGACTATAATCCCGTTCAAGCCTCCTGCAGACATCAAATCCATATGAGTTTCTGTTGTAGAACCCAAAAATACACTCTTCCAATTCTTGGAGGTAAGAACTGGTTGAGCTGAGTGTGTCATTACAGCCTTTTGAGTTGTCTGATTTAAACCTCCGTACAATTTACGCAATCTATAATCATGGGGTAGATAAGCCCAATAAACTGGAGAATCTCCTTCATCAACAATAATAGTCATAGCCAAGGATCCTGAAAACATTCCAAACATTGTGTTAACGACATATGCATGTGATTGGGTTAATGATCCCAGCGTCTCTCCTAATTTATTTTCCCCATATATCTCATTAGTTAAATATTGCACAAAAGTAGAATTCAAAGGAGCCACTGGGATGGTAAGATAAGCGCGATCCGACACTTCCACCATTGTATCTGACACCGTGTTCACTTTGTACTTTATCCAGGGTTCATACGAATAATAATTAAGAATTTTAACTGGCATCTTCAGAATTGATTTAAAATTTAAATGTTCTGTATTAGTTAAAATGGTGTGACGTTCTTCTCCTGGACCCTGCACATAATTTGGCGCCATATAAGTATTTGGTGTATACTGCTGGAAGAATTTGGGAACATTCGTATCAGGTCTAGCTACCACTGCAAATTGTAGTGGAGTTGTGATACCCTGGGTTACAGACATAACTTGTGGTGGATACACTAGTTTCTTAATCTCTGGTAGCAAATTACAATTAAAGCTCCTAGGAAAGTTTAGTGAAAAATCTTCGGCCCCTTTTAGCCAAAGTAAACAATGAATTTCAGTAGAAGCCCCAGCACCAACAATCAACCTATTCAAAACCCTTATAGTAATAGCAGCACTATGAGCAAAAGCATAATTTGCCGGATTAGTAGTATTTGGTAGAGCTACTGCTGTTGAGGAACCTGAAACAGGACGAGTTGGTGTATCATAAATATAAGGAATTTGCACTTCAAAAGCGGAAGTATCCTGCACGTTTATTATGGTTACATATGAATTCTCTATGGCATTATTAGTTAAATCCCGACCAAAACGAATAGCCACCTCAATAGAGGCTTTATGAAACATTGTCTTCACAAATTGTCCACATAGAATCATGCCCCCCGAGTAATTCGTAAATCCTGAACTAACAATAGCCACTGTAGTGTGCATCCAATTGTTAGCGTATCCGTAGGAAGCAAATTGCCCTGGTGTTAAAGGCCAATTCCCATCAGTGGGTTGGAGATTCCAGCTCCACAACTGAGAACCTGGCAAAGTGGTATCCCCTATCTTAACAGTGTGCATAAGACTGGGGATATTAACTAAATCTTTGTATGATTTTGGTTCATCTTCAAAAGATTGCAATATATGTGTTAACTCCACCCAACTAATACCAACAATTACAGCTGAATCCGGACCCTCTCCATTTGTGAAATTCATTCGCGGTCTGGGAATTGTAGTTACTTGCGATACTGAATCAACCGGTTTGTCCTTATTTTTGATTTTCTTATTATTGTACCCAGTTAATCCCTCAATAGAATCTATAACTCCAACGGCAGTCATCATGCCTGATTTCACTCCTCCAAGAACCGACATAGCTGGACCTTGCACTCTGTATTTAGACCTAATTGCTTGACGCTTCTTTTCTGTCTCTGGATCTTGTGAGACCTTTAGGGAATCCCAATCTTTAAAATCATGTGGTACTACATACAAATGACTATAACGTGCTTCAGCTGTCTTCTCTTTAACTGGTTCAGTCATTGCCCCTAGTTTCGCCTGCACAAATCTAAATAATATTCTGATATCAAAATTAGAACTTGTTCCCGTACCTACTAGAACAGGTGTTAAAGCATGTAAAGTCAACAAGCCTTGCATTCCCCCTCTTATACCTGGATTAGTTCCTGATGCTTTTAAATAGTCAAAATTTCGAATCATGGTTTTATGATATTTTTGCTTGACCTTCAAGGTCACTTCTCCTTGGGATTCCAAGCTCAACATTACATTAGGTCTCATGACTGATGCTTCCACACTCAAGTACGTTTTGTGTGTTTCGTATACAGGTTTAACAGGATAATTAGCACTAGTGGCTGCCCCAGCACCATCAACTGTCCATCCCTGCTGAGTAGCAAACTTGTCATATAACCCATATGGGTTTGGACAGTGACCTAACATTAACAAACACGCTTGTTGAGGAACACCCTGAGCAATCAATTTAAATTCTAAATCATAATGCCCTAACATGAAACCTTGAATTGGAAGGGTGGTGATACTATTAATTTTAACCAAATCCTCTATAATACGCCAACTTTTAATTAAACCAGCTTCCGTAGCTGAGATGTTAACTGTTTCCAAAGGCATAAATCTAGACATTATTCCAGCACTATCTTCTGTAAAATCATACACTTTTTCCGTGGAACTCAAACTTAATAAATCTTTAGGCAAGGGGGTTATAATTGATTCTTCCACTGACTCCGCAGCTCCTACTATAGTAACATTTTCAGATGTTGTAGTAACGCCTTTACTCTCATCCAAGGACGCTGCAATTTCGTTTGGCTGGTCAGAATCTAATCCTTGGCAAGACCAAGTTCCTTCTTCAGAAAATCCAACATAATATCTTCTATGGCTCTTTTCCTTCATTGCTTTCTCACGAGCTTCTCTGGCATCAATCTTCTCCTTTGTTTGTCTTATTATCGTCAGAACAGTACCTAAAGGTTGATTCATAATCCTGTCCACTAAAAACACTCCCACATCGTCTCTAATTTTGTATCCCTCTTCGTAAGGACCAAATCTACTATGCCACACTTTATCTCTCTTTATATCTGGATGCAAATCCCTAATTACGTATGACACTGCATTGTTCAAACCACCACAATACACTTGACGACACAAAGCCTCCAACATTGGTGAGTCGTATTTCCGCAATTGTCTCAACAGACGGCCGTGAATTATGATGCGCTCAACAGTCCAATCTTCATACTCATCTTGATATTCCAATTTATAATCTCGGAGTAGGGATTCCCGTTGGTCATCTGTTAGAAGTTGAAATTTAGCATTAACATCTTGTATTTCTGAGGTATCCTCTTCCACCTTCTTATTTCCTTCCTCTCCAAATACCAAGGTATTATTACTCAATTTCAAATCTTCCTCTAAACCTTGAACTTTCCAATCATCCTTGATCGATTTCAAGTACTCAGCCACTTTTGCATAACAGTATTCCATGCACAATTTCTTATTTGGTCCGGATTGCCTCACACTAAATAACACTCGGGTTTGTCCTCGTTGGTACAGGGTGACGGAGGTGGTGTATCTTCCTCGACAGGTGTATTCAATCTGCTTGGTCGCAATGCGAGGATGGGAATTAAGATAATTCCGCATATAAACAGTATTGGAATTAGAAATGGTCGCCGCCGTAAATGAGTTTGTAAGTCCCTCCATACTTGTTCAAGGTCAATTTGAAATCTTGGTCTTGACTGAACTTCTTCAACTCTTTGGTGCTCAAGTAAACTAATAGTATTCATACACTTTATGCTGTACTACAAATGGATGAATAATATTATAAACTTGAATTGAAAACAAACGTTTTAAATTCTTCTAGCTTACCCGTAGGCTATTTGTTCGAAGATTAACAAATATTTCTATTCTTCTAGCTTACCCGTAGGCTTTTTGTCCGAAGAGTAACAAAAATTTCACTTGATTTTCAAAGAACGATATTAC